GAACTTCCTTTGGCTATTGCCGGAATCCAACACAAATATTAATCATGGCAGAGGAAAAAGATATTAACGAAGTAATTGAAGCGCGCGCTGAAGAACTTTCTACAATTCATAATTGTAAAGTCCATCCGCTACTTTTCACAGACCCCGAAACAAAAGAAAACATTGTTGGTTATCTGAAAGAACCTAATCGCATGGTGAAGCTAGCGGTTATGGATAAATCCATTTCGCAACCGTTTTCAGCATCGCAGGACATCGTGGACAACTATATTATCAAAGAAGAATCGAGCGATAGAATTTGGGGCGATAAAGAAGAAAACAGCGTTTACTATATCGGGGCTTGCAACGTGGCATTTAACTTGGTGAAAATGTCTATCAATCAGTTTAAAAAAAAATAGTTGACCATTTAATAAGTGAAGAATCGGACGATATATCTCAATGGATGGCACTTATACAATATCACTTCAAAGTTGACCCGGACAACATAGGCGATGAAACATTAGCCCGTTACATAGGGCGGTTAAAATATGCTTTAAAATCTACCGGACAATGGAAAGAATAAAAGCATGAAACAAGATGTAGAATATTTTCTCACGTTAAAAGATATGCTCACTAGAAAGCTAGAGAGCGCAAACATTGCAGCCAAAGTATTGGAGACTACAATGGGTGCGCTTGGTGTGGCTGCGGGCGGGTTTGCTACTTATAAATTTTTAGAAGGATCAGTTGAGGCATTTAACGAAAGCGCACAGGCGAGTGCACAGTTAGATGCATCTTTGAAGTCAACGGGAAACGCAGCCAACCTAAACAGAGAGGCATTGGACGCTCAAGCGGATGCCATAATGAAAACGTCTTTATTCGATGATGATGCCATTACTAAAACGCAGGGGCTTTTAGCAACCTTCACAGGGATAAAGGATAAAATCTACATGGAAGCAGTTCCGGCAATTGCCGACCTTGCCACAAAGATGGGCGGTGATTTACAGGGCGCAACTATTCAAGTCGGCAAAGCATTAAACGACCCAATACAAGGAATGACGGCACTCCGGAGGGTGGGAGTAAGTTTTAGCGAAAGCCAACAGAATGTAATTAAGAAGTTGCAGGAAACGGGACACATGGCCGAGGCGCAAAAATTAGTTTTGGCAGAATTAGCCAAAGAGTTCGGAGGTTCGGCAGCGGCTTCCGCATTAGCCGGCACGGGACCGTTTGTTGTTATGCAACACGAATTTCAAAACGTACGTGAAGAAATAGGTCTATTGGTAGTTGCTGCTGGTACGGAATTGCTTCCTGCGTTCTATGATATTGTAAATGCTACAAAAGCAACGGTTAACGGAATAAAAGAAATCGCTCATTGGATAAAGCGGCATAACGACTTGGTAGACGAGGTGACTACTGTTGTTGGTATCGCAACGGGAGCGTATGTGATTTATGAGGGGGTGCTTATTGCAGCGAGGATCGCAACGAAAGCGCAAGCGATATGGGCTATTGTTATGAATGCCCAATTAGCTATAACGCAAATTTTAACAGAGGGCGTTGGTATATCTTTTCTAACTATGGGGATTTCGGCTGGAACTGCTTGGGCTTTGGCAACCGGGGGGATAGCGCTTGTTGTTATAGCGATATACGAGCTGTATAAACATTCAGAAAAATTCAGACAAGGCGTAACCATGCTGAAGGATGATGCGATGGTAGCGGGCTATGCTTTAAAATGGATGTACGACAAGGCAAGGGGAGATGCAAAAGGGGCAGAGGAAGATGTGGCAAGAATGAATGAACTTCTTGCTGAAAGAAAGTCAATCATTGACGGTACGTATAATGCGCACAAAGGAATGTTGGTCGCTGGTGGGCAGGCTTTCTCTATGCTCGATTATGGCAAAGACAAAAAGAACAAACCGATACCGGGCGCACCGGGAGCAGATGGCGTTGACCTTGCGCCAAAGAAAGCAAGCGGAACAAAAAGCGTGACGGTAAACATTGCCATTGGAAAACTGATTGAGCAGTTCAATGTCAACACAACCAACCTTAAAGAATCAGAGGCGAAAATAAAAGAGTTGGTGGCAAATGTTTTATTAAGCGCGGTCAATGATAGCGGAATAGTAGCGGATATATGAGTAATTACATAGTGCCAAAGCAAAGCAATGTCAATAAACTAGTTGAATATTCTGGAGTTAAGAATGTTCAAATAGTGAATGCTTTTGTAAACCCATACAAGTTTGCGCCTGGGTTAAAACAAGACTTTCAAAAAGACGCACCAGTTGGACTTTCTTCTTTAGGCACTCCAATACTTTCTGATCTTGGACTATTGCCATGCTCGTACACCGATAACTTAACGGGGCAACCAGTCAACCTAGAGGAAGACAATAACCCAAGTGTAAACAGTTACGGACGAACGGGACTTTACATGGTATTGCCTACTGTCTTAATCACAATCGAGCAAGGTTTACGGGTTATTAAAACCGAAATACAAGGGCGTGACGGGACGGTAAAAGAATACATTGGAAAGAACGATGCACGAATCACAATTAACGGCATAATCACTATTGAACTAGGGCAAAAATTAGAGCGCAACGGAGTTTACCCACGTAACGCAACAAAGCGTTTGAAAGCATGGTTGGATGCTCCGGTTACAAAGGGCGTTTCGTCTTGGTGGTTGAATAATCTAGGCATAACAGACTTGGTTGTAGATTCTTATTCTTTCCCTCAAGTAGCAGGCGGGGCTTCCTACCAAATGTTCACTATTGAATGCAGTTCCGACTATCCAGTTGAATTAAGAATAATTGAACCGATAGGATGAGTAAAACTTTTATGATGCGGTGTATTACAGAAGTTTCCTTTGCCCAAACGGAGGCAAACGGGGACGGGCGCAATCTGTCTTTTACGTTTGACTTCTGCCATACGTTTGAAGGTTCTGATACTTGGGCAGACTTCACTAATCAGTTGAAAGTTATTTTCCCGAAAAACATCTACGTTATTGATACCAAGACTAAGAACAAAATTTCGCTGGGTGGAACAACTGGTGACTACCGGCTAGATAACCTTTTCAGACGGGGGGACAAAATGAGTTTGAAATACGGATACTACACTTACGACATAAACGGGGTGGAGAAAAAAGACATTACAGAAAAGCCAATTTTTGAGGGTTTTATTTCAAAGGTAGCATCTAAAAAACCGATTCTTTTAGAGTGCGAAGATAATATGTGGTTATTAAAGCAAGTGCCTTGTAAACCACAAACGTGGACAAAGTCATTGGAGGATTTATTCAAAGAATTATTGACCTCCGTAAACAATATCTATAATGTCAATTTCACTATAAACGTCCTCACAGAAACGAAGATAGGCGCGTTCCAAATAGGCAATGAAACTGTATGCCAACTACTTGCTAGGCTTCGCAAAGAGTATCATTTGGAGGCGTATTTTAGAGGTAATGAATTGCGTATAGGTTCACAAGTTTATATTGAATCGGAAGCTGTTACGCACAACTTCACCTTTCAGAAAAATATTATTTCAGACCAATTAGAATTTCAAAGAAAAGATGATGTTAAGCTGTCTGCTGTTTGCAATTCTATTAAACTGGTGGAGGGCAAAACGAACAAAAAAGGGCAAACGAAAATAAAAGAGGAGCGCGTTCAAGTGCTAGTCTTTACAGATGAAAAGGGAAAATTCAGATACACAGAAAAGAAAAAAGACCAAGATTTCCCGCCAAACGAGGAAGGGGAACGGAGGACGTTGTTTTTTCTCGATACGCCCGACCCGAAAACGCTCGCGCAACTTGGCGCAAATGAATTAATCAAATACTACTACACGGGCTTAAAAGGCTCGTTCACAACCTTTGGAATACCTTATGTCAAACAAGGGGACAACGTGCAGATTAAAGACCCTGTACTTCCTGATAGGGATGGAATTTACAAAGTTAAGGGTGTAACATACAGCGGAGGGATAAACGGTCACCGACAAACGATTCAGATTCACTACAAAATGATTGACGATAACGGCAAAGCGAAAGCGATTAATAACGTACCAATTATCAAGGCATGAGCGATAGAGCAATACAAACAGCGGTACAAAAAATAGCGGGGACTTTTAAAAGAGATACCGTTAGTCTATTGGATTGCGAAGTGGTGAGCGTGGACGAAAATAAAGCCACTTGTGTAGTTAAAACGGTTAGCGGCGATTCGTCTATTGAGATTCCCGATGTGCTTTTGCAGGGTGCGATTTGTGATGGCTTACTCATCATTCCAACGGTGGGCAGTTCGGTTAAAGTTTTGCAAAGTATTTACACAAATCCTTTTGTAGTTTTGTATTCAGATATTGACAAATTTTACTTGCAAGTTGGGGACAGTTCAATGACTTTCTTTGACAAAAAGCAAAGTGACGGCAGTATCATCAATTTGAACGATGGCAGCTTTAAAGGGCTTGTAAAAGTAGATGAGTTAGTAAAAAAATTAAACGCATTAGAAGACGATTTGAACAAGTATAAACAAGCATTGCAAACGCTACTGACTACAACGGTAAACGAGCCGGGCAATGGCTTGCCAAGTGCTTTTCAGATAGCATTAAATGCAGGATTATCTAGTTATTACAGTCAACAGTTTATAGACACAAAAGCAGACGATTTACAAAACAAAGAGATTACGCATGGCAAGGTTTGATATGAAATACGTTAATGATGCGCTCGATATAAGTTCGGGTGACATTGTTATTGTACAATCCGACCAAAGGCATATTGAAGACACAATCATTGCAGATAAAGGATGGTGGAAAGAGTTCCCCGTCGACGGTGTGGGTGTTCGTAAATGGTTGGGTGGCGCAACGGATGTGCAAAAGGCGCAAAGGGAAATAAAAATAAATCTGCTGGCAGACAATTACAATTCCACGCCGGTTGTAATCAATTCGACCTCCGGCAACATGACTATTAATCCAAACGTAACTATATGAACGTAGTTTTTAGTTGTGTTTCAAACAGTTCCTTTTCGGACGTATGCATCAACACTTACGGTACAATGGATTTGTATGTTAAGATGCTAGTGGACAACGGGCTAGAGCCGAACGATGTTCCTTATTCGGGACAGCAAATAATATGGGACAATGCGCTAGTCAATAATCAGTCAATTCAGCAAACTACAAACAGCAATATAATTTATGCAACACTTTTTGGAACGCCAGGCCAAAACCAAATCCCAACAATTATGAAATATTCAGAAGATTTCAACGCTTCATACACGGCCACAACGGACGACGAAACGGTTATAACCGTAACGGATTTACAGGGGGCAAAGATTGTGCAAATTATCAAAGAGATTAAGCCATTGAAAGACACGGAGTTCGTCTTTAATTCAACTGCGGGCACAATTACTTTGGTTAGTTCGTCTTTAGCAACGGGTGAAACATTGGCTATTATCTACAAAAAAATCATAAACTACTAATGAAAAAAATCATATTTCTATTATCATTTCTTCCGCTGATAGCCAACGCCCAAACGAATATTTACGGCAAGCAGAACTTCATGGATAGCGTTAAGTTTTCAAAGTATAAAAACATCGGAAACAAAGACAGCGTATTGACCACCGATTCATTAGGTCGGTTGGTATTGAAAAGCGGGGTGGAAGTTGGCGAGCCATATCGAGTTCCGTATTTCGATGCAGATGGCAATTTAACGAGTGACAGATATTTTTTAAAGGGGGATTCATCTGCCCTATTTATAGGCTCCGACCCAATAACGGGGAGTTTTCAGCCAGCTAATTTTTACTTAGGGCAAGCGGAGGGTAAGGCATCTTTCGCCTTTTCAGAAAATTTTGTGCTGCTCGACACATTGAGCAACGAACTTTTCAGGGTGCAATCGGACGGAAATGTAGGCATAGGCACGATAAACCCAGCATATAGGTTGAACATTGACGGTAGTACACACGTTAACAATGGCAACGGTTATTATGTCGGAACGGGCACACAAAATATGTCCCGCGGTTCATTCGATAACGGAACGGGCGGTGATAATGGCATTAGTCTTAATTGTGCAGTAGGTTATGAGTTAAACTGGCAGGGTGGACACTTGAGTAGTTTGTATAGCGGTTCGAAAGTTCCTGTTATGGTCGATTCGACCTTTCAATTAAAGGGACTTGCAGGGTATGGCACGGGCGTTGTGAAAGTAGATAATACGGGGTTATTGAGTTGGACGGCAACCACTACAGGAGCGACGGGGGCAACAGGAGCAACGGGGGCAACAGGGACGACGGGTGC